CTGGCGGCAATGCCCAAAGCATCGCAGAAGATCCTTGATGATGCTGCGATCAATATGGAAAGCTGGTTGGCGGGCAAGGTAGCGGCGGAGTTTGCGCTGGCAGAAAACACCGCGTTCGTTGTCGGCAACGGCGTTGACAAGCCGCGCGGGTTCTTGACTTACCCGGCTGGAACGACCTTGCCGGGGCAAATCCAGCAGGTTCCGACAGACGCATCTGGGGCCTTCCCGACTGCGCCCGCTGGTGGTGATGTGCTGATCGAAGCGATCTACAGCCTCAAGGCACCGTATCGCGCGAACGCCAACTGGTTTATGAACCGCACCACGTTTGCGGCGGTTCGCAAGCTGAAAGACGGCGACGGCAACTATCTCTGGGCACCTGGCCTTGCGGTTGGCCAGCCTGCTACGATCCTCGGGACCGGCCTTGCTTCGTTCGAGGATATGCCGAACATCGGCGCAGGTTCGCTTTCCATCGCGGTCGGCGACATGCGCGCGGCGTATCAGATCGTGGACCGCATGGGCATCCGCATCCTGCGCGATCCTTTCACCGCCAAGCCGAATATCCTTTTCTACACGACCAAACGGGTCGGCGGAGACGTGGTGAACTTTGAGGCTTTGAAGGTCATCCGCTTCAACACCTGACGACTGACGGGGCGGTGATCCTGCCGCCCCGCTTACACACGCAAAAGGAGTTAAGCCATGCGTGATATGATTGCTACATTTTCCACCGTTGACATGACGACCGACACCCTTGCCGGGACCACACCTAATGCGTCGGCATGGCTGGACACTCGCGGGTTTGATGGCGCGGCCATTGAGTTGCTGACCGGGGCCGTTACCGATGCCGGCACGGCTGCGGGTTTCACGGCGACATTGCAGCACTCTGACACGACTGCTGCGGCTGATGCAGTTGCTGTTCCCGCGATTGAGGCAAGCGGCGGGGTTGTTTCCCTGACCGTTACCTCTGACGCTGACGACAATATCGTCAAGGGCGTGCTGGGGTATCTCGGCTCGAAGCGCTATATCCGGCTCAACTACGTTGGCACGGCTAACACTGACGCGGTTGTGCGCACCATCGGGCGGCTTGGCAGGCCGCACCGCGCCCCGACTACCTACGTCGGCGCGGCTGTTGCGGCTACCTAACTTTCGGTGTGGGGCGGCGCAATCCGCCCCCATCCCAAGGCTAGGAGGCCAATGTGGAAACCGTACTGCATCAAGACTATCGTTGCGCGCCTGATGGCCACACGACCATTTCATTTAAGGCTGGCGACACGCTCACGGGCCGGGCTGCGGTGATGGCGCTAGAGGATGGCGCGGGGTTCAATCCGGTTGAGGAAACCAAAGTGACGCCAGCGCTTGAAAAGAAGCGGATGCGTCGATGAGCCTGCGCCCCGCTCGGCTTTTGCATGAATATCGCGGGTCTGTTATTGTCACCCCGCCAGCGGTGGAGCCTGTAACGCTGGCAGAGGTGACGGCTTTGCTCTTGATCGACGGCAATGCAGACGATGCGTTGCTTGCTGACATGATTGCGGAGGCGCGCGAATTTATCGAGCATATCTCAGGCTTGGCAATGATCACGCAAGTTTGGCGGTTGTCGCTTGACCATTGGCCGATGACGCGCGGGGCATGGTGGGATGGCGTTCGGGAAACCGCCATATCGGAATTGACTGGCAGTCACGCCAGCTTGCACCTGCCGATCTGGCCATTGCAGGCGGTTAATTCGGTGACGGTATTCAATGCCGCTGGCACGAGTTCGGCGGTTGATGTGGCGGCGACGTTTGACGCTGATACATACCAGAGGCCGGGACGCCTGACGCTGCGCAATGGCGCGACTTGGCCGACTGCCTTGCGCGATAGCAACGCGATCCAGATCCAGTATGCGGCGGGCTATGGCGGATCGGGCGTCACGGTTCCTGCGCCTCTACGCCGGGCGGTCAAGCAAATGGTGTCGCACATGTACGCGCACCGCGGCGACGGTTGCGATGCGGGCGATGCCTATGCAGACAGCGGCGCGGCGGCTATCGTCGGGCGCTACAAGGTCATCAAGATATGAAGTGTTGCGCCCTTGTGTCGATTGGCGGCCTGCGCACGCCTGTATCGTTCAAGCGGCTCACCACGGCGGCGACAACGGGCACCGGCAACGAGGGCGGCACGTCTATGGCCTTCGCCGTCCTACGGGCCACACGGGCGCAGGTTGTGGCGGCATCAGGCCGCGAGGTGTACGCGGGCGATAGGGTCGAGGCGCGGGCAATGTATCGGGTGACATGCCGCTATTTCCCCGGCCTGCTAGAGCGTGATCTGGTCGAGATAAGCGGCGTGGATTACAATATCCGGCGCATCGTGGCCATGAATGACGACAAGAGCCTTGGCACAAAATGGCTGGTTGTGGATGCTGAAAGGGGCGTTGCAAAATGACTGTAACCATCACGCCTCAGAATATGCAGGAAGTGCAGAAGGCGTTGCGTGAGCATGGCGAAAAGGCGGTGCGCGCGATTGGTGCTGCGGTGCAGGCATCGGCGCTAGAAATCACAACCGACATAAAGAAGCGGATCCAGCGCGGCCCGGCGACCGGTCGGACATACACGCGCGGGGCGGTCTCGCACCAGGCATCGGCGCCGGGCGAGGCACCTGCGACCGATAGCGGGTTTCTAGCCTCTAGTATTTCATTCAGCAAGAAAGGCGTGCTAACGGCAGAGATTGAAAGCCGGTTGCCGTATGCCACCTATTTGGAGTTCGGAACCGAAATGAACGGCGAACAACACATCGCACCTCGCCCGTCTTGGGTTCCCGCTGTTGAGGCTGGCACGCCCAAATTCCAACTGCGGATTACGACTGCCATTGCGAGGCTAACCAGATGACGCCCAATGAAATCAGATCGGCGACATATGCCCGGCTGAATGTGGCGTCGGTTACTGATCTGCTATCGACGCAATACGGGCGGGCTGCGATATTCTGGGGGCGTGCGCCACAAGCAACCGACAGCGGGTCGGATGCGATGTTCCCCTATATCACCATCAGCGCGCCTTCAAATGTCGGGTTTAACACCAAAGACAACACCGGCAATAACGTAATCTTGCAGATTGATATATGGTCGCGCGCGCAGGATGGGGCGCTGGAACGGCTGGCGGAAATTGCCAGCGACAGGCTAGACCGCACGCAATGGGCTATCACGGGCTTCATTGCGGCTGAGGTCGAGGCGATGGATTTCATGGACGATCCAGACGGGCGCACGCGGCGGTGCATGATCCGGGTTCGAGTGATTAGCCTGCCCTAGCGCGGTTGATTGCAATGTGATAAAGTAACGACAGGCCAAATATGGAGGTTTCACCATGACAGCACTAGCAGGACGCCTCATGCGTATTCAGATCGCGACTGTTGATGTTGCGGGCGCGCGCGCGGACACACTTACGTTCAACCGCGAGCATATCGACATCAGCGATAAGGATGATGACGGGGTGCGCAAATTGCTTGATGCAATTGGCACCCATTCCGTTTCAATGACGTGTTCGGGGATTTTGAAGGGCGATTCGCTTGTTATCTGGGCCGCTGATCCGACTGAGGTGCTCAAGGCAATGGGCTTTGTCATGACTGGAATCGGCACGCTCGCTGGCAGCTTTGGGATGACGTCCTTCGCGCCGGGCGGCAATGACGGCGCAGAAGCGGCAACGTTTGAGGCGTCGTTTGAGAGCGCTGGCGCGGTCACATTCACGGCTGCTACATAATGGTGCATCGTGATAGCCACATAACTTGGCAGGGCGAGGATCATTCATTCTCGCCCAGCTTTCGGTTTCTGCGCAGCATGGATGCAAAGCTGCAAGGCGATCCAGAGCGGCCAACTAACCTGATCCAGATCGCCTATACCATCCGAAACGGTGGCAAGGAAATCATGGATATTCCTGTGGTCTGGGCGGCGTTCTTGAAAGAGGCTGGCATCGAGGCAACGGAGGATGATTGCTGGGTTGTGGTGTCGTCTGTGGTGTCTGGGTATAGCACTGAATCCCAGAAGGCTGACTATCATTCTTTCGCCAATGCTCTTGCTGGCGCTCTTGCGCCGGGCGTAGAAATGGGAAAGCAACCCGCTCATCAGGCCAGAAAAGTGCCAGCCCCGAAACGGAAAAAGACGGCACCCTGACGGGCATCAACTGGGGCGTCATTTATTGCATGGCGGTTGTTAATATGAAGATCGCACCATCTGATTTTTGGGCAATGACTTTTTCAGAGTTTGTTCACATTTTGGAATGGACGCGGCCAAAGCAGGAAGGCGACTATGCCGGAAGCCTAAATAAAGGCGACGTTGACGAACTTCGGGAATGGATGGATAGCTGGTAAATGTCACTGCCCCCACTAATCCAGATAATCACTGCTGACGCTTCGCAATTCGACAATGCCCTTGGCAGGTCTGTTCGTGGAATAAAGAAGTTTGCGGCGGCTGGCGCTATAGCTGTAGGTGCAGTATCTGCGGCGCTTGTCGTGCTGACAAAAAACAGCCTGCAAACCATCGACGCACAGGCAAAACTTGCAAGGGCAGTCGGCGGCACTACTGCGGCCATACAGGCGCTAGAGCGGGCGGGTGATCGGGCGGGCGTTCAGTCGTCAGAACTTGCCGCAGCCGCCACACGGCTTAACCAGAGGCTTGGCGAGGTCATTGCTACAGGCAAGGGCGCAACCGATACGTTTAAGGTCTTGGGGCTTTCTGCGGGCCAGCTTGCAGCAATGGACGTTGACGAAAGGTTTATGGCCCTTAGCGATGCCATGCTCGAAGCCGGTATGTCTACGCAAGAAATGGCATTCCATTTGCGAGAATTGGGCATCCGGCAAACATCTGTGATCACGCTTTTGCAGGGCGGCAGTAAGGAAATCTTGCGCAGCCGGGATGCAATCAATGCCCTAGGCGTTTCGGTTTCCGATGTTGACGCTGCGCAGATTGAGCTTGCTAACGACGCATTGGCGGAAATGGGCAGGGTGTTTG